TAATGTTTCATCAAGGTTAAAAAATAACCTCATTAATAACGGGAAAGATAATATAAAAGATAGAGCCATGAATAAGGCTCTAGAATTAGCCGCTTAATAATTAGATTAAGTTAGTTAATACAAAGCCCCGCAAAAAAGCCATATGCTAAGCGGGGTTTTTTTATGCGTTCTTTGTTTGGGTTGTGGTCGTTTTTTTATTACGGCGATGAAAAAATAGTATATATATTTAATTAGAAAGGAAAAAAATCAAATGGAATTACCTTTACAAAATTTTATATTTGTTAATTCTTGGAAAGATGAGCCACATTCAGAAAATGAAATTTCAGAAGTTGTTGAAACTCAAAATTTTTTAGATGTGAAAGAAGCGTCTATAATAGAATTTAAAAAAGGTTATGTTGTTAAATTGGTTGGTTGGTCTTATGATGTTGAAACTATAGATTATCCAGATAATGAAACTTTTCATAATCATCAGTATTTTAATTTTAGATAATATCTAATTTATATTTATTTTTAAAAGAGCGGTTTTTAACCGCTTTTTTTACGCTCAAAAAAAACTTCCAATAATTTTATTTTCCTATATTGTCCCAATTAGAAAGGATAATATTTTTATGGCACTATCTAGGAAACATTTTAGAGAAATAGCAAAAATATTAGGGTCTAATTTATCTTATAAAGATGATGATTCTAAATATATTGCTAGTGATCTAATAAATGCATTTGTTTCTTTTTGTGCTTCACAAAATCAATATTTTCAAAAACAAACTTTCATTGATGCAATAGAAAAAGAAATGAAAGAAACAGAAATAAGACATAATAAAAATATTGAAGAAGCTTTAACAATTCGGAACAATTAAATTTACTTTTACATTAAATAAAATTGCGGCTATCTTTAGCCGCTTTTTTTATGTCCAAAAAACCCGAAACCCTTTTTAGTAATCAATTAATAAAAAACCTTAATGAAGTATTTTTCACAAGAATTGAAAATAAACACGGCGGAGGAATTCCAGATTTATATGCAACTTACAACAATAAAAGCGCCTTTTTAGAATTAAAAATCAAAACAAAACAAAACAAACTCTTAATAAGTCCTTTACAAATATCATGGAATTATAAGCATTTTCAGAAAAACCCAATAAATTATTATTTGGTTAAAGACCCAAGGCGCGATGTCATCGAACTATACGACGGGAACAAAGGGCGGGAACTCTTAGAAAATTGTAACAATGTCACCGCGGCGTTGACCTTTTCCACAGATAATTATAAGTTATTAACAGGTTACTTATTTTCTTGACCGCGAAAAAATCACCACCTACCATATCTAGTATCTTGACCGCGAAGATTTGACATGAACATACTATATATAGGTCAATGCGACATATCGTCGCAGCCGCTCGCTTCGCTCGCTTTTTTTCTTGACACAATATCTAGGGGGCTCGCTTCGCTCGCCCTACTACATCTAGTGGCTCGCTTC